ACGAAAGCCTTGCATAAGACTTCCAATTGGCCGTATTCCGGAAGGATGGCCTCCGCTGATTGTTTCCCAGACGCGTTTTCACGCTTTATTGAGAAACATGAATTGGTAGAGGTTGTTATCCGGGAACTACAGGAGAAATTTGATTTCCACCGACATGTCTTTTCGGACTCATGGACCCAACGGATCGCAAGTAAGCATATCTCGTATGAGAAGTTTACTTCCGGACCAATCTGGGACCCAGTTATCCAAGACGTCGAAGAGGAATCAGTCTTCCCCAATGCCAAACGAGTCTATCTCGATTTTCCCGTTTTTCCACCCAATCATGCACCCATTGTGAAAGCTCAAGCCTTAGCTGAGCCTCTCAAAGTGAGAATGATCACTCTGGCGGAGGCAGATACCAAGGTACTGCAACCGTTTCAGGGTGCTCTCTGGAATTACCTCTGTACAAAACCTCAGTTCTGTCTCACCAATGGCGTGAAGGAACTTGAGAACTTTGAATCAGAGACTCTTCCATGGGTACATCGTATTGAGAAGGTAATTCAGCGAATCCGCGATCGGTCTGACCTGATTGAGGAGCCATTATGGCTCTCAGGCGACTATACCGCGGCAACTGATAACTTTCCAATGTGGGTGACGGAAGCATTGATAGAAGGAATACTGGAGAGTATTTCTCATGAGCCTACCAAGAGGTGGGTTCGGTGGGAGGTTTCCTCTCATGAGATAAGGTACCCCAAGGGTGTCATTGGTCAACAGACCTCTGGACAACTGATGGGCTCCCTACTCTCTTTTCCTCTATTGTGTTTTCTTAACGATTTTGTGATGAAAGAATCAGGTTTTGATCCATTATCTTACCTTGTTAATGGTGACGATGTTGTTGCGCGTGATGAACTCTCGCTGATCGAGAAGTGGAAAGACTTAGCCCCTAGGGTTGGTCTCTCTCTCTCGATTGGAAAGAACTTTATCGACCCCGACTTCTGTACAGTTAACTCCCAATTATTTTATAAAGGAGAAATTCTGCACACAGGAAAGGTTTCATGCCAACATCGAATCGGACAAACAATTGGATACACTTTTCAAGAAGCTCAATTTTACTGGGGCGTGAGCCCCGAAATAAAGGAGAACTTTTTGACACGGAATTGGACAGTATTAAAGGAGACTCCTAGGAGCCTTCACTTTTCAACTGACCATGGTGGACTAGGTCTTGTTGACTCCTGTAAAGGGATCAAACTGGACACCGGTCTGCACAAACGTGTGTATTTATATGATTGTCTTCACCGTTTTTCGTTGGTTCACAAAGTTGAAGGTGCTCCCTTCTCTTACGTTGCTGTTCCCCTCCTAAGAGGTTCGGTAGCGAAAGATGAGGAGGGGCGGCACTCGTCACATGTGACCTTTGAGAAATTTCAATCTCTTGTTGATCCTGAGTTGAGGCAAGTTTCCGCATCCGCGGATTTGTCTCATTCCCAAGTCCGACAATTCCATTCCTGGCTGTCAAAAGGTGTGATTCCGGAAATTGACGTAGTAGGTATGGGGTCCTTCTCCTTAGAGAAAGCACCCCCTACGTCATTCCTGGATATTCACTATCTGGCAGTCACAAATGGTTTAGCTACGAAAGTAGCAAGAGAGTCGGTAAGATACGCCTAC